TCGGTTCCTCGCCGGCGGGCGCCGGGGGGAGCTGTGGTTCCTCCTCCGCGTCCGCGTCGACGAACACGACGTCGGACAGGTTCATGTTCAGGACGGTGCGGGTGACCCGTTCCACGCTCCAATCGGGGTTGCCGGCCCGGATCGAGGTGGCGATCAGGGTGAGGAGGATGGGGGCGCGGCCGCGGTCGAAGCTGTCTTCGACCTGGGTGAAGAAGTCGGTGATCGGCATCGCCGCGAACCGGTCGATCAGCATCAGGTCCTTGCCCATGTCAGTCACTCGCCAGCGATAAAACCTTGATTGGTATTCGAAGCCGTCTTCCCGGCGAGGTTCGTCGCCGTTGTCTGTCATGCGAGCACTTCCTTTCGCCGGTTATGCCTCTGTTCCAGAGGCGTGCTCCACTTGCAGTTCTCGGGCTCGTAGTTGCCGTAGGGGTCAATGCGGTCGAGGGTCTTGCCGTCAGGCCGCTCACCCATGTCCTCGAGGAATGCCTCGAATGATTCCCAGCGTGAGCAGATTGAGATGCCGAGGCCGCCGTAGATAGGCCATGAGCGGTTTGTCGGCAAGAGGCAGCGCTGTCGCATCGCTTTCCAGGATTGGTAGGTCGGAGTGAGCCAGCCGCCTACGGAGTGGCCGTGCCGTGGCTTCGGCCCGTGCTGTGCTGGGCGACTGAGGCGGGTGTGATGGAAACGAATGAATCGAAGCGGTCTACCTTTCACGATCCCATCGGCTGTCCTCGTCTTCGTCGCAAGTGGTGTCTTCATGCCGCAACCGCATCCGCAGAGTCCCGTCATAGGGGTCCTCCGGTGTTGAACTCGTCGCAGATCCGGTCGAGCCCTCGTTCGAACGCGGCCGCGATCTGCGGCTCGTTCTGCTCCAGGGCGGGTTCCATCGCCCGGTCCATCAGCAGCCCGGCAAGGTTCGGGCGCCGTCTCGAGTCGTACCCGCGGGTTTTCACGCCCCGCTGCCGTGGGGCGACGTAGACGAGGTTGCGGGTGATCCCGACCCGCATCTTCGACCAGCGAAGCCCGATCCTGGGGATGGTTTGGAGGGCCAATCCTTCGGCGTCGCGGCGTACCGGCTCGGCGACGTCGCGGAGCACCTTCCGTGACCCGAGACGCACTTCACGGTCGGCGTGAGCGAACGCGGTCTGCAGCTCGTTGAGGCCGCGGACGTAGACAGGCACGTCAGGCTGTGCCCCAGGTGAACGCGTTCCCGGACGCGGGCTTGAACGTGGCGGTGATCTCCGCCCTCGCTGGGAGCTGGCCGGCCAGTCCGTTGTAGTCGAACAGGGACGCGGTCCCGGAGAACGTCGGGTTGGACGCGGACGCGGGGGACGTCATGTCCGGCATCACGCTCACCGGGAACGACGTCCCGGACGTGAACAAAGGCTCGAGCACCCGGTGAGGTTCGCCGGAACCGAACCCTTGCAGGAACCCGACCGTGATCGTCTGGTCCTTCTGACCAGGCAGGAACTCGCGGCTGCCGGTCGGGTTGAACCCGGTCACGTCGACCTGCTCCCGGGTTTCCGGGGTGTCGAGGCTGAACGCGAAGTCGGACAGGTCGACGCCGTTCACCATCACTTTCGCTCGATCGAGCAGAAACTTCATCGTCATGCTCCTTTCGCGGTTGCGAGGCTGGCGAGTTCCCGCATCGTCTGGATGCGCCAGTCGACGGGGCTGCCGGGCCCGACATGGACGAACCGGGCGGGCGACAAAGGTTCGTCGCCGTCCGGGTACTGCAACAGCAGCTGATTCCATTCCTCGCCCAGCCAGTGGGTGTGCAGGTACAGCTCGGTCGGTGAGACCAGCCGGCACGGGGGCGGGTCGGCCCGGTAGCCGAGCAGCTGCAACATCGCCGCCTGTTCCCACCACCGGTGGTGCAGGTACTTCGTCAAGGTCCACGCCCGTTCGAGCCAGGGCCGCATCGGCTGCCGCACCAGCCAGACGCCGACGGACGGGACTTCGCCTTCGCGGGTGTGGTGGCGGGTGATCGCGTGCCACGCGTGCTCGTCGACCTCGTCGGCGAGATCCACGCTGTCGTCCACGATGAGGACGTCGGCGTCGACCCACAGCACCTCCTGATGGGTTTGGAGGGCGTGCAGGACAGCGGTGATCTTGTGCCACGACGGCGGCCGCATCACCATCATCGGCGGCCTGACGAGGAGGTCGTAGCCGTGCCAGTCCGCGTACCGGCCCATGGCGGGCAGCGACAGGTCGAGCAGGTCGGTGTGGGTGCCGACAGCGAACGTGACCAGCGCTTTTCTCACGCCGCCACCGCAACCGGTTCGGCGAGCTGCTCCAGCGCGGGCCGCCAGTACCGGTCCGTGACGGTGTCGGCGTCGTACGCCCTGGCGAACTCGGCGGCGGCATCTTTGATGCCGTGGTCGTTGCGGGCGGCGTAGGCGGCCTCGAGCGCGGCGACGATCGCGTCCACGGACGGCACCACGAAAAAACTCTCCTGCAGGGCGTCCCACCACGGGTCGCCCTTCACCAGCCAGCCGACCTCCGCGAGCTCGGTCATCGCGGAGTGGTCGGACGCGATCACCGGCACCCCGGATGCCTGCGCCTCGAGCAGCGGGACACCGAACCCTTCCCCCATCGACGGCATCAAGAGGACGTCGAACGCCTGGTACATGTACGCGACCGCCTGGTTGGGGATGCCGAGCTGCCATGCCTCCTGGTGGGGGAACCGGAGCCGGCCGGCAGGGCACCGGACTGCTTCGGCGAGGACGTCCAGGTTGATGCCGCCGCCGCCGGGCGGCTTCGCCATCGTGTGGACGTACATCCACGCGTCTCGGTGCGTGTTCGCGAACCGGGAGAACGCGAGGAACGCCTGCGGGAACGCCTTCCTCGGCAGCGACGGGTTGCCGGTGTTCGCGGCCACCATCCCGACCAGGAACACGTCCCGGGGGATCTCGAGCTCGTCCCGGACCGCGTCTTTGATGTCCGGCTGGGGCCGGAACAGGCCGGTGTCGATCCCGTGCGGCACGTACACCGGGTCGAGGTCGAACGCCTGCATCATCTGCTCGCCGAACCGGCTCATGGCGACCGGCTGGACCCGTTCGTGCTGGAGCACGGCGAGCACGGCCGGCGGGATCGGGTAATGGTCGATCGGTGTCCACACCGCCGCCCGCATCCCTTCCGGCCACGTGTCGGGTTTCAGCACCCACGCGTCGCATAGGGCGATCACCTGGTCGGCCCGGTGAACGTCGGCGAACACCCCCAGGTTGATGTTCCCCCACAGCCCGTCGGTCGGGTAACAGACCGTGTTGTTCCAGTTCGTCTCCCGGCCCTGCAACCCGTAGTTGCACAGGACGGCAACGTCATGGCCGAGCGCCTGCAGCCTCGGAACGAACAGGGCCGATTGCTCGCCATACCCGCTGGGCGCCCACGGCGCGTTGCTCAGCCACAGGATCCGGCTCACAGCACCATCCGGATCCGCCACTCCGCGCCCAAGAGGGTGGTGCCGGTCTCCTGGTAGATGATCTGCCCGGACGGGCTCAACGGGTCGAGGTGGCAGTCGTCGACGGTGCCGCCGATCGTCCGGTCCGCTTCGACCGCGGCCCGGATCGACGATTCTGACCTGGGGTCGAGCAGGTCGAGAAGCAGTTCCTGCGCGGAGGTGTTGTCGACGGTGCCGACGCGGGCGCGGACGACGAACACGGCTTCCCAGTCTTCGCCGCCCATCGCTGTCCGCTCCAGGAACGGGGTGTCCGGGTACATGTCGATCGTGGGCGGGGTCGGGTTCGCGACCCGCAACGGTTCGACCTGGATCCCGGCGGCGGCGGCGTCGGACAGCTCGAGGCCGGTACGGAGCTGGTCGGCGAGCGTCCCGGTGATCAAGAGCAGCGACGCCCCCGCCATCTCTCAGCTCAGCCCCCAGCTGATCTTGTACGGGGCGAGCTTGTTCGCGTACCAGTCCCAGGTGTCCCTCGGGGTCAGGATCGGCAGCGCCTCCCCGAGGCCGATCACACCGGTGGGGATCTCCTGCCTCGCCCACAGCTCCGCGGCCCGTTCCAGGTTCACCTCCACGACCAGGGCGGGGGCGGGGGTGCCGAACGCGGTGCCGCATTCCGAGTTGATCTCGTCGGCGGCCGCGTCCAGCACCCGTTGCCCCGCATCCGTCTGGGCCTGGGTGGGAGACCGGACTTTCAGCACCCGGAACAGCTCGCTGATGTCCGTGTACGCCACCGCGGGTCAGCTCAGGTGGATGAACCGCTGCCCGTCGAACACCTTGCTCTTGAACGCTCCGATCACGCCGACCTCCATGCCGCCGATCGCGGGTTCGACCGCCCGCAGCTCCACCGGCGCGGACGGGGTCTCCGCGACCAGGAACGCGGAGCTGTCACCGACGATTGCGGTGTTCGCGTTCGAGAACCCGTAGCTGCCGACGACGCGGAGGCCGGCCCAGGTGCCGGTCATCGAGGATACGTCCAGGCCGCCGACCGTGGACACCTGCAGCACCTGGTCGGTGCCGATCCCGGCGAGCTGGAAGAACCGCTGCGCGGACAGGTACAGGGTGTTGGTGGTGGCGCGGCCGCCGGTGGTGTTGTAGATCGACGCCAGCCCGGCGAACGCGGCTGCCCGCCACTGCTGGAAGCTCTCGGTGCCGGCGGTGCCGAGCGGCGTCGTGATCGTGCCGCCGCCGGCGGTGCCGAGCTCACTGCAGGCAGCGGTCTCGGTCGCCCGTGCGTACGCCTCCGCGGCCAGGTCGAACCACAGCTGCAGCGCGTCCGGCGTCGACCAGTTGATTGTCTGCCAGGACAGGTCGCCGCCGCCGAGGAACGTTTCGGCGGTGACGGTGTCGAGCTCCACCTGCATGTTCGCGGTGCCCGCCTCCATCTTCTCGGTGGCCTGCTTGAGCACCTGGGGCCGCTGCAGGATCTTCGGGTAGGTCAGCTTCCCGGACGCGAGGTCGACGCGGCGGGCGGTCGCGACGACGGGGCGGCTGGTGTTGATGATGTCCAGGATCTGCGCCATGTGCTGCGGCGGCAGAAGGCCGGGCACGTCGGTGGTGAGCGTGTTCTGGACCCGTTCCAGCCGGTCGCGGGCCTGCTCCTGCACGACGGTGACGCCGGCGGGGTCGGTGGTCGCCTGCCGGGCGAGCAGCGGGTACCGGACGATCAGCAGATCGCGGGCGTACGCCGCGAACGTCCGGTACACGACAGGGCCGCTGTCGCCGATCTCGACCGCCTGCTCGCGGGGCCGAAGCAGCGCGGACACGTCACGGCTGTTCTCGGCCCGCTCCAGGTCGGCCGCCAAAAGGTTGATCTCCTCGTCGATGTCGGCGGCGTGCTGCCGCCACGACGCGAGATGCTTCTGCTCAAGGTCGTCGAGATCGCGTTTCTCGTCCTCGGCCAGCTTCAGCGTCTCCTCGATCCGGTCGTAGGTCGAGGCACGCTCATCGCCGAGCCGCTCCAGACGCATACGGGTCGTGCTCAAAGATGAAGACACAGCGGTTCACCTCCACGGGGTCGGGTCACTCGTCACGAACCCGGCGGGTGATGCACATAGGTTCAACCCGGTATGGCGACGGTGACGACCTCGAGTGTGGTCGCGGTGATCGCCTGCGGGCGGTGCACGGGGCGCCGTTCAATACGGAGCGTACACCGTGATCCTGTCGAACGCTAGGTCGTCAGTTGGCGCAAGCGGCTGTGCCGTCGCCGGTGGCACGAGGCGCACCTCACATCACACTTCTGGATCTCGGCGACGAGAAGCCGGAACGACCGTCTCGTGCGGTCCGCGATCTTGAACGCCTTCGCGGCTGGGTCGCGGTGGTCGAAGTCGAGACGACCCTCAATCGTCCCGCAGTCGACACAGCCAGCCGTCTCTTTGACCGCACTGAGAAAGCGTTGCCGCGACTGTTGCTTGGCTCGACTCCGAGCGCGATCATGCACTGCGCACCGCTCGCACAGTGCCTTGCCCACGCGGGCTGGCCCGCCGCATTGGCACAGACCGTTCGCGCGTTTCGCTCGGCGGAGGCGCTGGCTGGAGCGGGCGTCGCGTGCCGCGCAGGCTTCACACTGCGTCTTCCTCGGTACAGACGGTCGCCCGCAATCGCGGCACAGGCCCAGATCCATACGATGGATCCGCTGCCCCGTCTGCGGACTCACGACCGGGCGAGCGCGACCAGCGCCGGAGGCGGATCCAGGTTCGCCATCCCGTACAGCCGGATCAGCTTCCGCGCCGCCTGCGTTTTCTGCTCCCTGGGCACGTTCCGCACCCCGCCTCTCGCGCCCGCCAGAGCGGCTGCGGCGGAGCCGAGCGCGTTCACGTTCACGGTCCCGTCCGGCTCCTTCACCGGCAGCGAGCACAGCTCCTTCACCGGCCCGTCCCCACCCCGGCAGAACAACGCGGACGCCCGGTACTGCTCGTCCGTGAACCTCGCCGGTGACCCGTCCCACGGCTTCGACGTCGTCGCTGCCCGCTTCAGCCGCTCGAACCCGAGCGCGGCCAGCCGCTGGTCGACGTCGGTCGACCGGTCGAACGCGAACTCGGGCGGCGGCGGGTCGTCCGGCTCCTCCCTCACCGCCAGCACCTGGGCGGCCTGATAAGCCGGGTACCGGCACAGAGAAACCTTGTCCAGCTGCGCCCGCAACCTTTGCACGACCCCGTCGACCCTGCGGGACCCGCCCCTCGTCGGGCGGAACTCCGCCGACAGGCCGGTCAGAAGCCCGGTGTTGATCATCTCCAGCGCCTTGTCGCCGTCGGTGTTCTCGTGCACGCCGAAACTGCCGTACAGGCCGTCGTCCCGCTCCCGGAACGACAGCGACTGCCCGATCACGCCCCGAATCCCGACCTCGTGCTCGAAGTTCAGAAGCACCTTGTCCCGCCCCGGCGTCGACAGCTGCCGGGTGAACGCACCCGGCATGAACATCTCCCGGTACGGCTCGAAGTACGGCGGGTCCGAGACGGTCGCCGGCTCGTTGTACGGCACGATCCGGGCCTCGAGCGTGCGGCCGTCCCAACCGTCCTGCAACGCAACCTCGAACGTCCGGACAAGCGCCGCCTCGATCACCGTCAGCGTCGGGTTCACCGACGTCGTCGTCGTTGTCGTGTTATCGAACATGAAGGTGCTCATGCCGTCACCATCATGCTCGGCCGGAGATCCTGCACGGTTGCGGACGGGCCGGTGTCGGCCGGCGACGCCGACGCAGTCGGCGGCTCCGTCAGCTCGTCCAGCGCCTCCCCCTGCTCGATCGGCGGCAGATGCAGCACCGCTGCACGCACCTCGTCCTCGGTCACGACTCCTCCCTTCAAGAGTTCGAGCCAGGCGGTCACCTGACCCTGAAACGTCGGCGCCAACACCGCCCTGGCGTCGCACTCCACCCACGACCCGCGCGGCAGCATGTTCGCCGACAACGCCCGCTGGAGCCGGCCGGCGGCGGGCCGGAGTTCGTTCCGCCACCACACCTCGAACAGCGTCTCCGGGTTCTGGTAGGTCAGCCCGCCCTCGAGCGGCATGTTCAGCATGAACGACGGCACCGAGAACGCCGACATGATCGCCCTTGCGTCGTACTGCTGCACATCCAGCAGCATCAGGTCCGTTGGCGAGAACGACAGCTGCTGCAGGTCAATCTCGGGCGGCAGCACCGCCGGCACGCCGACGCCGGAGCGTTGCCGGGCTGTCACCCACTGGTTCTGGATCGCTTGCGCCTGGTCGCCGGTCAGCTTCCGCGCGGACTTCAGGACGGCGTTCGGCACACTGCCGCCGGCGCCGACCATCGCCTGGCCGAGCTCGCCGGCGGCGATCATCCCCCACAACGGCCCCGCGTACGCCGCCAGCGCCGACGTGCCGCGGACACCGCCGCGCGGGTCACGGCTGATCTGGACCACATCGTCGGTCTCCAGCACCGTCTGCTGCTGCCGGTACGTCCGGCGGCCGTCCACGACCTGGACGTTCATGGCGGCCGGATCGAGCACAGTCCAGGCGGACGGGAACCCGTCCGCGTACCTGTCGGTCACGTACAGGAACGCGTCACCCCACCCGTACATGCTCCAGCAGGCGGCGAACACGGCGTCGCCGATCCCGTTCGGATACCACACCGGGTCCGGGTTCGACAACCACGCCGGCTCCCTCGCCCCGAAAAACCTCAGCGGCATCGACGCGATCTCCTGGCACGTCAGCTGCATACACCGGTTCGCCACCCACACACGATCAGCGAGCCTGGGCGACCACGGCACATACCCCGGCGTGGAGCCCCACAGGCTGTCCCAGAACGCCGACACCTGCGGCTGAATGCTCACGTCCTGCATGTCCAGGTCGGAGCCTTCGCGTTTCCAGGTCGGCAACAATCTCACGGCTCGACCAGCTCCCACGGCGACACGTACCGGAAAAACAACTCGGCCCCGGTGATCCAGTCGTCCGTACTCAACCGCTCGAGGATCCGACGAGCCTCGTCTTCGCAAGAGGTCTCCCACGCCTCGGGGTCACCGTGGCGCAGATACTCGATCCGCCATTCGCGGAGGGCGAGCCCCGTAAGCTGCTCCAAGGCGAGCATCTCCTGGTTCTCAGTGTCTGTCACCAGATCACCAGCTCGTCCGACGGCTCCGCCTCGGCGATCTTCAACGCCCGCCACCACGCCATCCGGGCCGCGAACGCCAACGTCACATCCGGATCCGCCGACCGCACCAACCTCGGGTTTCCGTGCCGGTCGACCTTCCCCGTCAACGCCTGCACCTGCCGGCCGAGCTCCACATCATGGTCATGCGCGACGCTGCGTTCCGCGATCGCCTGGTACAGCGCGGCGGTCGAGTCGACGTCGGTCGCGACATCATGCGGCCACGGCTCCACCGGCAAACCCTCCTCCGCCAAACGCGCCATCAGCCCCAGCCGGAGATGCGGATTGTGGACGAGCTCGACGAGGTCCCACTGCTCGGATGCGGCCCGCACCGCGTCGGCGATCTCGTCATCCGACGGATGCTCCGCCTGCCAGCCGAAGAACACGCCGCCGTCGAGCGTGCACCCGACCAACGCCGCCTGCCGCCTGTAGCTCCCGTCGAGGGCGAGCACGACCTTCGTGCCGTCCATCGGCGGCTCCTGCCGGTCGCACTTCTCCCACGCCTCATGCGGCAACCAGGGCCCCGACGACTCCACCGGCTGCCCCAGGTGGTAGGCCCGGAACAGATGCTCCGGCATCGCCGCCGCCTTCAACGGCATCGACTCCGACCTCAGAAACCCCGCCGCCATGGCCGGGTTCGCTTTCCGCCACTGCGCCCGGTCATCAACCGCGCAACCCGGATCCGCCGCATACTCGACGAACTCGACCCCCGGCGGCAACGTGTCCTCCCGCCACTGCCCCCGCAGCACCTCCAGCATGTTGTCCCGCATCGACGTCCCCGGCGTCCCGAACCCCACCAGCCGCGAATCAGCCCGCTTCCCCAACCGCGCCAGCAAACTCGTGACCAGCTCCGCCGGCACATCACCGACCTCATCCACCAACGCCAGCGAGAAGTTCAGCCCCTGGATCGCGGACAGCTTCGCCGGATGCGCCCGCATCGTCGACCCCGTCGGCCTGTACTCCAACACTGTGTCTCTCGCGTAGAACGCGAACAGCTCCTGCAGCGCCGGCGCGCACTCGATCATCCGCAACGCCGACTCCACCAGCCGCTGCGCCTGATCCTCTTTCGTCGCCAGCACGTCGATCTCGACATAGTCGTCGCCGCGGGCGATCCGCTCCAACGCGACCGCCGCCATCAACGTCGTCTTCCCGTTCCCCGCCGGAATCGAGATGAACGTCGCGAGCGATTCACACATCCGCTCAAGCAGCCGCTTCTGGAACGGTGCCACTCGCATCCGGCCGCCGGCGCCCTCACCCACCGGCATCACCAGCTGCGACTCAATCCACCTGACGATCCGCTTCGACTCCGACGCGGTCCGCCAACCATGCCACTTCGGCATCTCCGCCAGCCTCAGCGGCGGCTTGTACCCCGGCCGGTGCAAAACACCGTGCATCGGCGACGAGCTCGACTGCTTACCCACGGATCGCCCCGAACCTCACCCGATCAGCCCCGATCCGAGACTGTCTCGTTAGATTCCTGACTGGCCGGGTCAGGCCTGGGGCGGGGGTTAAAAGGCGTCGGGTTTGGGCGCCGCGGGTTGCGTTGCAGGGCTGGCATGCGGCGACGAGGTTGGCGGGGTTGAACGCTGACCCGCCGTGCGCGAGGGGTTTGACGTGGTCGACCTGGTTGGCGTAGCGGCCGCACCAGTGGCAGCGGTAGCCGTCGCGCTCAAGGACAAGGGGCCGGATGTGTTGCCAGGCCGTTGTGTTGTAGATCCTCATGTGACGAGCTTGATCTGGATCGGGAGTTGGTTGACGCCGTCTTTGACGTTGCACGGGTAGCAGAGCGTCGCCATGTTTTCGTTTGTCCATCTGCCGCCGGTTGCTTTGGCGAGGATGTGGCCGGCGACCGCACGGCGTGGATGGCAGGCGCCGACCTTGTCTGTGACCTTCTTGCCGCAGGCTCGGCAGCGCCAGTTGTCTCGCTCGAAGATGCGGCGTCTCTTCCTTGCGGTCGACCAGTTGCTTGGGTCCGCGTGGTAACGGCGAAGCATGTCGGCGCTGACCTCGGCTCGTTTCTCTTCGTCGCTGCAGTCGTCGCGTTTGGCACGCCGTTCAGCGTGTTCGTAGATGCGCTCGTTGGCGAGTATCCGATCGGTTTGGTGCTGTAACAGCTGGAACCACTTGGCGCTGAGCCGTCGCTGCCAGTATTCGTCGACGGTTACACCGAGTCTCGCGGCGGAGCGTTGGGCCATGCGTTCGCGGTTCTCACCGCTGATGGCTCGGTGCTTGTCACGAGTGTGGTTGCGGGTCTTCTCTCGTAGATCGCCGGTGATCGTTCGGCGTGAGAAGGATGGCCGTGTGCCTGGTTGGAAGCCTGGGAGTGGGGCGAGGTTCAGTGTCACTCGCTCTTGTCGTCGGGTTGGTCGGTGCGTTTGCTCGAGCGGCGCGGCTTGTCTTCCTGCTCGGCTTCGGCCTTGACCTGTTCTTCTTCGGCGAGGCGTTTGTCGGGGTGGTAGTCGCCGTTGTTGAGGCGGTCGCGGTAGGCGGTCACTCGTCGTCGCCCTGCTCGGCGTCGCCGTTGTCGTCGCCGTCGGGGGTGTCGGGGGGGTTGGGGTCGTCGGGCTCGTCGGGCTGCGGGGTTTCGGTGGTCTCCTGCACGTGTGCTCCTTCCGGGTTGTGTGTTAGCCGAGTCCGAAGATGATCAGGCGGGAGCCTGCCCGCAGATTGCCACC